AAGGAATCAATCAATTATCTTTGATGATTATGAACAGATGAGAGCATACTGGTTTCAGTGTGTTCGTAACTGGAGAGATTGTAAGGTAAATGTCTTGGATAAAAAACAAACAAAGAAAAAAACAACTAAAGGTTTTAAATAAAAATGGTAGCATCAACATTAACACAACAATCACAACGGGGGTGGTTCGATGTCCTGGATGACTGGCTTAAACGCGATCGCTTTGTCTTTGTGGGCTGGTCTGGACTTCTTCTTTTTCCCACTGCTTATCTCGCAATTGGTGGCTGGCTTACTGGCACGACGTTTGTTACAAGCTGGTACACCCACGGACTCGCAAGTAGTTACCTTGAGGGTGCTAATTTTCTTACAGCGGCTGTGTCAACGCCTGCTGACGCTATGGGTCATTCTCTTCTTCTACTTTGGGGTCCTGAGTCTCAGGGCGACTTCATCCGGTGGTGTCAACTTGGAGGGCTTTGGGCCTTTGTTGCTCTCCACGGTGCATTTGCACTGATTGGTTTCATGCTTCGGCAGTTTGAAATTAGTCGTTTAGTAGGAATTAGACCGTACAATGCTATTGCGTTCTCTGGGCCTATCGCTGTTTTTGTCAGTGTTTTTCTCATTTACCCACTCGGACAGTCCAGCTGGTTCTTTGCACCGTCGTTTGGTGTTGCTGCGATATTCCGCTTCTTACTCTTCCTACAGGGTTTCCATAACTGGACGCTCAACCCGTTCCATATGATGGGTGTAGCAGGTATTCTGGGTGGTGCTTTGCTTTCTGCGATTCATGGTGTTACAGTAGAAAACACTTTGTATGAAGATGGTGATCAAGCAAATACTTTCAAGGCATTCAGATCAGATCAAGAAGAAGAAACCTATTCGATGGTTACAGCAAACCGTTTCTGGTCTCAGATCTTTGGTATTGCGTTCAGTAATAAAAGGTGGTTACACTTTTTTATGCTGTTTGTTCCTGTTATGGGTCTTTGGACATCTTCCATCGGAATTATTGGTCTTGCTCTCAATCTTCGTGCTTATGACTTTATTTCGCAAGAAATCAGAGCAGCAGAAGATCCAGAGTTTGAGACGTTCTACACCAAGAACATTCTTTTGAATGAAGGTCTTCGTGCATGGTTAGCACCAGTAGATCAACCACATGAAAACTTTGTGTTCCCAGAAGAAGTTCTTCCAAGAGGTAACGCATTGTGAATGGATTTGAAGTATTCTTTTACTTTGTTTGTTTTGCTATTATTGCGGGTGCCGCATTTGCGATGATGTGGGGTAACATTCAATCCATTAATCAGGAGATGAATAAACCAAAACCCAAACCACGTCATCCAGAGGCACCTGCTGATGGTGAAGAAATCATGTATGTTGATTTAACAAGAGAACGACTTGAGGGTCTTTACAAAGAGGAGGAAACTGATATATAATTGGCGTAGCAATCGCTAACAAATGAAGATTTTCCTCGATACTGCTGACACCGATGTAATCGAAAAATATTTCTCTACGGGATTAGTTGATGGTGTCACAACTAATCCCACTCTCATTATGAAGAGTGGTAAAAACCCTGAAGATGTCTATCAGAAGATTAAGGATATTGGGGTACAAGACATCAGCATGGAGGTCATGGGATCTGACCTTGAGATGTACGATGAAGGTATTCGTCTGTATGAAAAGTTTGGTGACGTTGCTACAATCAAAGTACCCTGCACACGCGAGGGTCTGATCGTCTGTAAGAGACTCTCTGAGCAAGGAATCAAAGTCAACGTCACACTGATCTTCTGTGCCGCTCAGGCGGTCCTTGCAACAAAGGCGGGGGCAACTTACGTCTCTCCCTTTGTAGGACGCTTAGACGACCAATCAGTAGCGGGACTGGAGGTTGTACGATCTATCTCTGAACTATATCGTATTCATGGAGTCAGGACTCAGGTTCTATCTGCATCCATTCGCAAGGTTCAACAATGACATTTACAGTATATTCTAGAGACAATTGCCCTTATTGTACGAAAGTAGAACAGGTATTAGAGCTTGCTGAAATTAAGCATGTGATATATAAACTTAACAGGGACTACACCCGTGAGGAATTCTACGAAAAGTTTGGGGAAGGATCTACATTCCCTAGAGTTGTTAAAGATGATGAACTGATTGGTGGGTGTACGGAAACTGTTAAGTATCTCAGGGAACAAAAACTAGTTTAATGGAACAGAACCTCATCGACATCTTTGATCTTATTGAACATGCTATTGATAATGCCTTTGAGGGACAAATGAATTTAAAATTTTATGATTACTTGAAAGAGAGTAAAATCAAAAAACATGAGATAGATACTTTCATTTCAAGCACCACCAAAAATGAAATAGGTTGTCTTATCTTTGATCTCGATGAATATATCAAAGGTGGTAATGATAGTGAACACAAACAACTGCGTGAGGGTTATGGACATATTCCTAAACCTCAAGCAAGAAAAATTAGAAACTACTTAGAGAGTTTCTTAGATGATGCAGAGAGGTATAGTTATGACAGACGACCTGGGCGAAGAAAGAAAACTAAATAATCATGAAACCCACATTAATCGTGGGGTGGAGTTGCTACTAAGAAATAGGAGGAGGAAACCGGATTCACCCAAAACTTTTCAGGTAAAGTTTGGTAAGATGGTCTCTCTCTTCCGAAGAGAGATTGTATTTCATCTTAACTTCTACCTGGACATCAGAAAGAAATAGTCTCTGGAGGACGAAAAGATGTTAGCAGTAACCCTGACTATAGGAACATTAGTATCAATCATGTTCTTTTTTGTAGGAGGTGTGGTAGGATGGTTAGCGAAAGACCATGTATATCAAACCCAACCCGTTTACACACATCCAGAGATGTTTGATGAGAACGGCAACATTCTACCTGACGAAATTTTAGCAGTACGATTTGAAAATGACTATGACTTCGACGACGAAGACGACAACTAAGGAAAAATCAAAACTTCCACCTAACCCATTTGTTCATGAAATTCTTGAACTTGCTAGCAAACAACGGAGCAAGGCGAAGAAGGTAGAGATTCTTCAGGAGTATGCTAATCCTGCACTGAAGAGTCTCTTCATCTGGAACTTTGATGAGACTGTAGTCTCTGTAGTTCCTGCTGGAGAAGTGCCTTACAATCCAAATGAAGTTCCTGTTGGAACGGATCACACATCGCTTCGTAAGGAATACAAGCACCTTTATAACTTTGTAAGAGGTGGTAATGACAGTCTCACTTCTCTCCGTAGAGAGACAATGTTTATTCAGATGCTTGAAGGACTGCATCCAGAGGAAGCAAAGATTCTCTGCCTTGTAAAAGACAAAGCGTTACAATCTAAATATAAATTAACATATGAAGTTATTAAAGAAGCTTATCCTGATATCAACTGGGGAGGACGCTCATGAGTAGTGCTGTAGTAGAACCACAAGAGAAGGAAATGGCAGAGTTCGGATCTGATGCTAATATCGTGAATCCATCTGATTATAGTTGTCAGATTCTGCAGGAAAAAACCACTCTTGAAGCAGCAAACGACAAGTCACTACCTAATGATGCGAGACTTGTCTGGTACATTATTGATGGGGTAGAACATATTGACCTTACTCGTTGCAGGAAGACTGTAGAGTTATTTGACATGTACTTTGACAAGTATGGAAAAGGTGCCGTTCAAAAAATTGATTTTGGGTATGGTCAAGCAAACCCCAGGTTGTGGGGGAATAAACCAAAAAAGGATAAAAAAAGAAAATGAGTGAAGGTTTTAAGGGGTTTGCTCAACCTGGAGAGGATAAAGAGTTTACTCTCAATATTAATGGTAAAGAAGTACAGAAAATTATTAGAGAGTACAAGAAAATAAAGAAGTATCAGAAGTCCTCTATGTTTGAGTTAGAAAAACTATCAGGGCAACAAACCCAGGTAGACAAATTGGTTGATGAATATGGAATTGATTCAGAGGCAATCGAATAAACCTATATTAAAGGTAAAGAGATGATGCAAGCTCTAGT